CGATGAAACTGAAGCATATGACAAGATTCCTCATAGATATTGAGTAATCTAACTAAATATAGATTATGAGTCCAGATCGACACGACATCCCAATAATAGGAGATTTCTATACTAAAGCAGAAGTTGATAAGATGATCGCAGATGCTTTGGAAGAAGCACGAGCCATTGACGAAAAGTCAATGGCTGATCATAACTTCAAGGCAACCATCATAAGTATGATCCTTGGGTTTATTTGTCTTGCATTATTCCTTGATGGGTTATTAAGAATTTTGGGTATTATTCCACCCTTTATGGATTTGGATGTAAATGTTATTGATGATGTTATAGAGAGAGTAGAGAACGATATGATGCCACTCATACAAGATACAGCACAGAAAGCACAGAGATACATACCAGGCAGATGACAGTCGGAGGAATTGTTGTTAATGGTGAGAATATTAGAATATTCACCATATTAGTTCTTGGAGTCGTATGGTTTTATCTCTTGAATGTGGAATTAAGGAGTAAAGACGACGAATGACTTTAATATTTGTAGTAACTTGGTTGGTTTTATTGTTTTATGCTATAAGATTAATGTCTCAGGGATGGAATACTACAGAGACTAAACCAGTTATTGAGGAAAAACAAAGAAAAGTTACAAGACCACCTCATCCAGAAATGGCAGAGGTTAAGTCTGGTGATGAACTTTTAGTTGTTAATTTTAATAGACAACCCGAACCAGAAGACCCATTATATAAGTCCCTACAGGATCGTATTGATAGTGGTCAAGTAGAAGATCCTTGGGATGAAGAAGAGGATGAAGATGATGATGGGGATGTAGTAATAGGAAGACGATGACTGCGGCGATTAGAACAATAGGTGACGATGTTCTTAGAGTAGTATCTACTGAAATTGATGTAATAGACGATACTATCGAGGAATTGTATGAAAAAATGTCTGATGCCATGTATAAATATGAAGGCATCGGGTTAGCTGCACCACAGATCGGTATTAATAAACGTGTTATTACCATTGACGAAGAAGGAAAAGCTTATATGATGATAAATCCAAGGATAACTTGGAAGAGTAAAGAGGAGTGTCTATTTGATGAAGCTTGTTTAAGTGTTCCCGATGAACATGGAGAAGTTTCACGACCCAAGGAGATTAAAGTTAAATTTCAAGATAAATCTGGGAAGTATAAAGCATGGAAACTCAAGGATTTACCTGCAAGGGTAGTTCAACATGAGATTGATCATTTAGATGGCATCCTATTTGTAGATTACTTAGAGGAAAATGAACACAGCAACTAACGTCCATATTGATGAAGCACAAAAGCATCTACGGAAAGCATTAGGTTATTCATCAGAAGATGGACATTCACAAAATTTAAATAAATTAACAGACATTCTCAATACCTTGGACAGATTGAAGAACGAGGATGCTCCAAAACACGAATTAAATAACTCAGGATTGAGGTGGGATAACGAGTACCATTTTTTCCCAGCTTTACAAACCGAAGATTCTGAGGTACAATAACATTATTACTCCTGAATTTATATGGCAGTAACTGACTTTGCTAAAAGACTAAAAGACGGAACTAAAGAATCACACTCCGCAGCAGAAAATACTAAATTTGTTAGTGGTTTTCTAAAGGGTGTTGTTGATAAAGATAGTTACGGTCAATTAATCGCAAATTTCTATTTCATATATCATGCATTAGAAACCGAGATTGATAGATTGAAGGAAGAGGATCCAACAGTAGGACCTCTTGCATTTGATGAACTCAAACGACATGATGCATTAGTGAAAGATTGTGAGTATTTTTGGGGCGAAACTTGGAGAGATAAAATCTATCCAACTGTTGAAACTCAGAGATATGTTGATCGTATTCATAAGATAGCTCATGAAAATCCATATCTTCTTGTGGGTCATCATTATACTAGGTATCTTGGAGATCTATCTGGCGGTCAAATTCTTAAGGGTATTGCAGAGAAGGCCTTAAGTCTTGATGATAGTGGATTGGACTTTTATGAGTTTCCAACAATTTCTGATAAGAAATCGTTTAAGACTAAGTATCGCTCTACTTTAGATGATTTGCCAATTGATGAGTCACAAGCAAAGGAAATTGTTGATGAAGCTAATTTTGCTTTTAAATTGAACATGAATATGTTCGATGAAATTCAAGGAAATGCAGGCAAAACAATCTTGTCAATTCTTAAGAGTTTTTTTAAAAACTTTGTTAAAGAAATGACAGTAGCCGAGAGATTCAGATGACATTCTTTTGGATCCTAGTTAGTAACGTAATACTATATGCAGTATTAAGAATACACTTAGTTAGGAAATTTCGTAATACCTATTCAATTTATCTCAAAGATAGTGAAGGCAACCGTCAAACACTATCAGATACCATAGCATATATACTGGAACAAAGAGATATTCTTGATCATAAAGTAATGTATGTTGCTGCAGAGATGGAGAAACAGTGGCTTGAAATCGAAAAGATGAAAATGGTCACTGGCACAGATAAATTTGATACCTAGATATGAACGATCAGAACCCTATCATTGATAATGAAGAACAGTGGGAGAAGTACAATCGAGGATTGGACATCTTCATAGAGTCGATTCATAAACCAGATCATAAACTTCGTGGTTGTGCTCACAACCAAAAGTGTTATAATGAATTGATGGAAGTCCGAGAGGAAGTCCTAAGATACTTACATACATTACGGAGGACTCATGACGGCACTCGAACGACAACTACTTACAGTTCAGAAGCTTAGGGGTTCTATGACTGGTGTGACCAGAATGTATTTCCATATAAATGAAATACTAAATATTAAATCGCACACATATGTCAGGAATACTAAGAATACGGATGGACGAGGACCAGAGGAAAGATTTGCGGAAAACCGCAAAGAGGTTAATTAAGAGTGCAAAGAAACATCCAGATTGGTGGACAGAACAGGATGTTTATTATGCAAAAATGATCAAAAGACAAAACAAAAAAATTAAAAAACCAGAATTAAATGAAAATCTTCCTTGATACTGCCGATTTTGACCTGATTAATGAGAGGGTTCAGACAGGTCTTATAGATGGCGTGACAACAAACCCAACACTTATACTTAAGAGTGGTGGAGACCCAGTAGAGACCGTTAAGAAGATCGCTGAGGAGTTTCCTTACTTTGAGTCTATTTCTGCTGAGGTAGTTGCAGATAGTGCCCCTCAGATGATGGAACAGGCACAAGCATTCAAAGACCATAAGAATGTTACTATTAAAGTACCACTAACAGTAGAAGGGTTGAAAGCATGTAAATTACTTGCATCCGATGGATTTACTGTTAATGTAACTTTGTGTTTCTCAGTTGCACAGGCAGTTCTTGCTGCAAAAGCAGATGCAACTTATATTTCACCATTTGTAGGTAGGGTTGACGATAACTCTTTTGATGGTGTAGGATTGGTAGGAGACATTGCATCTCTATATAAAGAACACCTATCAAGGACACAAGTTCTTGCAGCATCTTTGAGGAATGTCGCTGATGTTGCTAAGTGTTTCTCAGTAGGAGCTGATGTTGTAACTATGCCCCCTGCAATTTTTGATAAGATGTATAATCATATCTTAACTGATAAGGGACTTGATCTATTCCAGAAGGACTGGGATTCTATTAATTATGGTACAAAATAATGTCACTATCACAACAAGTGCAAGATGGTTTGAGATCCGCAGAAAGAGAACTGCGTGAGACTCTTGCCTTTGCTGCAAAAGCAGAAAAACCTTATATTGTTAGAGAGATTGGAGGTATGATTTCACATATCGACAATCTCATTTCTACAGATGGGTTATTTGATAGAATGGATAAGGTAATTAAGAATTTGGAGACGGAAACCGATGAGTGACTGGCGATATAGTGACGAACGTATGAAGCTCCGTCAGGAAGCGTTTTTAACCCTCAAACCTTACTTCACCTTAGATCATGTCCGACAACTCTACGAATTCTGCAATGAATGGGTATCGCAGGGGAATCGGTCAACGGATGGAATCGAAAGTAGTTTTCTTAGATACTGCGAGAACGAAAAAAGTCAAACAAGACTCGATAGTTAGAGTTTATGACAATGATGGATCTTACACACAAGGTAGAATACTCTGTTTGTTACCAGAGTATTTTACCGTTTGTATTAATGAGGATACTTTAACAGGCTTAATTGTTTATAGACATCAATGGGAAACTGTTGAGGTTATTGAAACTACACCAAATAGAACTATGTTTACTATCTACGGAAAAGAAGGCTGCAGCGTCTGTAACAAACTTATAATGGTTATGGATATGATTGGGAAGGAATATGAATATAAAATTCTCGGTTTAGACTATACTGAAGAGGATTTTGAAAAGAGATTTCCAGGCAAGACTATGTTCCCTCAAGTAGAATTGGCTGGTGAATATATTGGAGATTGTAAGAGGACTATAAGTTATTTAAAAGAACATAGGGTCATCTGACATGGGACTTGGAGACATAGACATAAATAAGGGCGTTGAACTTTTACTAAAAGGAGAACCAAAAGAACCAGAACCCAAAAAGAAGACTTTTGAGTTAAGATTTGAAGTCCTCAACAGGGAAGTCAATCTTTCTCTAGACATTAAAAAGAAGAACTAACCACGGAGAGGAGCTATGGAAGCTACAGCACTTGTTATAATGACCCTATTGTGCGTGACATTTTTAATGATTGGTGGTATAATAGGCTGGTTAGCACAACAAAATAAATTACTCTATTCTCATCAATATGAACAGGTATACACTCATCCAGAAATGTTTGATGAAAACGGTAATTTGATTCCAGATGAGATTTTAGCACTTCGATTTGAAAACAATTATGACGACAGCGAAGAAGACACCGACGAAGAGGAGTAAAACTACGGCTACTCGTAAAAGGGCTACTATTAAGAAGCCCACAGCTACACGCAAACCAAGAACAGTGGCAGTTAAAAAACGGGAGCTGCCACCCAATCCCTTGGTACATGAGATTCTAGAGGCAGTTGATTCTGAAAGGGTTCGCACTAAAAAGGTAGATCTAATTAGGACTCATTGTAACAATGATGGCATGAAGATGCTTTTCATTTGGAATTTCGATGAGAGTGTTATCTCTATGCTCCCAGAAGGACCTGTTCCGTATCAACCAGTTGATGGTGATCAACAGGCAGATCCAGAAAAGGGAATGCCACAGAGAACCACTATTCGTAATGGTGGAAGACAATTCTATCGTTTTGTCAAAGGTGGTGATGACCAACTTAATAAAATAAAGAGAGAAAGTATGTTCATTAACTTACTTGAAACTCTTCATCAACAAGAAGCGGAAATTCTTATTTTAGTTAAGGATAAACAACTAGGTTCAAAGTATAGTATTACTAAAGAAATAGTTGCAGAAGCTTTTCCAGAAATCACTTGGGGGAATAGAAGTTGAAGGTAATTCACGAGAACTGTGATCCTAAATTGGCACAGGACAAGAAACTTCCTTATACAGCTTATCTTGTTGAATATCGTAATGAGGATAAAACTTGTTACGATATTGCTATAGGCAATAGTACAGTTGAAATGTTTGACTATTATTATGATAAGTACAAGAATGTCGTATCATGGAAACAGTCTGCTGGTCAGGTTCCTCCTAAACTTTGGAAGGAAAGTATGATCAATAAGTCTCAATCTAATCCTCCAGAGAGGAAGACCAGAAAAAGAAAATCAAAAGATGAAGGAGAGAAATAATGGGACAGAAGACTATTGTTTATCGTATTCGTCAAGACGGTGTAGTTGAAGAAAGAATTGAAGGATGTACAGGCGATGCTTGTGAAGCCATAACTTCTAATATTGAAAAGAAGTTGGGTGATGTTCAATACCGACAACATACACCGAGTTATTATCAGAAAGTTACTACAGAGGAAAATGTCACACTTCAGCACCATCAAGACCAAAATTAAAGATAAGGAAGCTTTGTTAGAAGCTCTTGAGATGCTTAATTATGAAGTAGAAGTCGATAAGAATTTGGAGAATCCTGCAAACCATCAACATGAAGAGGTTAATGTTCATGTTGCAGTTGGTAAGGATATTGGATTCAGATTGAATCCAACAACAGAGACTTATGAGTTAGTGACAGATCTTCAGACATGGAATGAACCTATTCCTGTGGAGAGATTCCTTGACAAACTATCACAACAATATGCAAGAATGGTATTGCATAAAGCTGTTAAAGAGGAAGGATTCACTATCCAAGAAGAATGGGAGATGGAGGATAACTCTATCGAACTTACAGTTACGAGGTGGGATTAATGGATGAGGTGAGACAAGATCATGCTGGTCAAGAAGGCAAGATCAATATAAATCATGAGGAGTACAAGAAAGTACTCAAGAAATATAAAAAATTGAAGAGGTATATGAGATCTAATCTTTTTGCTGTTAAAACTATGGCAGGAGATGAAGATGTTATATCTAAACTAATTGATGAAGCCAATTTAGATGAAATATGAACTAATTGATAATTTTCTTCCATCTGAACAGTTTAAAGAGATTCAGGATATCTTTATGGGTATGCGAATTGCTTGGAATTGTATAGATGGTGTTGTAATGCCTGGGGATGGTGAAATTCAATTTGTTCATGGTTTATATTTGGATTATGCACCTATGAGTCCTTATTGGGACTGTTTGGATCCTGTTTTTAAAAAACTCGATGCAATTGCATTTGTCAGGTCCAAAGCTAATCTAAATATGAAAACACCTCAGCCCGTTAAACATTCATTTCATAGTGATGTTGACGACTGCATAACTTCCATCTATTATATTAATACCAATAATGGATATACTGAATTTGAAAATGGTATGAAGGTTGAAAGTGTTGAAAACCGTATGATAATTTTCGATTCAAACGAAAAGCATCGTGGGGTTACCTCAACTGATACCGCTAAAAGGGTGTTAATCAACTTTAATTACTACATCTAATCATGGAAAAAGAAAAACTTAAAGCCGTTGTTAAAAACTTGAAATCTCTGGTAAATGTGTTAGAATCAGAAGTCTATTCTGATATAGATGCATACACCACTAAAATTACTGATCATTTAAAAGAACCACATTATGGAAACAGTGAAGACGACGACGGATACACCGACTAACTGTATGGAGAAAAACGTATCTTTAGTATCAGTTACTCCCGATGCGGAAAAACTGATGGCTTATATTGCCAGAGTTTCTAACCCATCTAATCAGGATAACGATAAGTTTTCTGGATTACTCAAATACTGCATTAAGCATCAACATTGGTCAGTTTTTGAACAATCCTCTATGACACTAGAGATTGAGACTACTCGTGCTATTGCTGCACAGATCTTACGTCATAGGTCTTTCACTTTTCAAGAATTCTCCCAGAGATATGCTAGTACAAGTGAGTTAAAAGAGATTGAACTACCAGAACTCAGGAGACAGGATTTAAAGAATCGTCAAAACTCGACAGACGATTTAGATCCTGATGATGTAGAGAAACTAAACAGACAGATGGTTACTTTGTTTAGTTCTGCAACAAATTTGTATCACCAAATGCTAGAACTTGGTGTTGCCAAAGAGTGTGCAAGGATGGTTCTTCCTCTTTGTACTCCCACTAAGATCTATATGACTGGATCTTGTCGGTCTTGGATACACTATATAAACTTACGTTCTGCACATGGAACGCAGAAAGAACACATGATTATTGCAGAAGCATGTAGAGATGTGTTTATAGAAACATTCCCAATAGTTTCGGAAGCTTTGGGATGGATTACCCCTGATGAGGAAGAAGATTAATGGCAACTTATCCTGTAATACATAAAACTACTGGAGAACAGAAAGAAGTCGCAATGAGTGTGACTGAATGGTCTAAATGGTGCGAGGATAATCCTGATTGGCAAAGAGATTGGTCAGATCCCTCGACTGTGCCAGGCGTTGGTGAAGTAGGAGAATGGAAGGATAAGTTACATAATAAGCACCCAGGCTGGACTGAAGTACTTAAGAAGACTGAAAAATCTGCTGGTATTCAGGGAAGGTTAGCTAAGAGGGGTATTGTATAGTATGGCACGACGGAAAAGAGCATCAAGTAACTCTGATCCTATTGGAGTAGGAATGACTGCGAAGCAGATGCGCCGCAAGAAACCAATTAATGATGGGATGTTGGTTCCTGTAGAACCAATTACTGATAATCAAAAAGTATTATTTGATCATTATGCCAAAGGTAAAAATATTTTTGCCTATGGAGCTGCTGGAACTGGTAAGACATTTATCAGTCTATATCTGGCCCTTAAGGACGTTTTAGATGAAACTACGCCTTACGAAAAAATTTATATTGTTAGGTCTCTTGTTAGTACCCGTGAAATTGGCTTTCTTCCTGGCGATCATGAAGACAAGTCCTCACTTTATCAGATACCTTACAAAAACATGGTGAAGTACATGTTTGAGATGCCTACAGATGCAGACTTCGAGATGCTCTATGGGAATCTTAAAACACAGGAGACTATTTCCTTCTGGAGTACTTCATTTATCAGAGGAACAACACTTGATAATTGTATTGTTCTTGTTGATGAAATGCAAAACTTGAACTTTCACGAGTTAGATAGTATAATAACAAGAGTAGGAGATAATTGTAAAATAGTATTTTGCGGTGACTCTACTCAGACGGATCTTACGAAATCCAATGAGAAGAATGGCATATTAGACTTTAAACGTATCATTGAAATCATGGAAGATGATTTTGGTGTAATTGAATTTGGTCTTGATGATATTGTTCGATCTGGTTTAGTAAGAAACTATTTGGTTACTAAACTCGCTCTTTCTTTATGACGTTTGTTCATTTAAATAAACTCGGTGACTTTGAGTTAGAAGCCAATCAAATTGATGGAGTAAGGTATTACACCCTTCCCAGTGGGAAGAAAGCTCCATCAATCACTTCAATAACAAGTTTCTATAATCGTCAAATCTTTATGAATTGGCGTAAGAAAGTTGGTGAAGAAGAAGCTAATAAAATCACTAAAGTATCTACTGATAGGGGAACTAGGTTCCACGATTTGGTTGAAAAATACCTTTTGAATATTGATATAGATACTTTAGACGATGTATTGCCATCGACCAAGGCATTGTTTATTGCCGCTAAGGAATCCTTAGATAAAATAAATAATATTCACGCTCTGGAGAAACCTCTATATAGTGAGTACTTTGGTATTGCTGGTAGGGTCGACTGCATTGCAGAGTATGATGGCGGATTAGCCATCATTGATTTCAAGACTTCTAAAAAAATAAAACCAGAGAAGTGGATTCAACAGTACTTCGTACAAGAAACCGCTTATGCTTGCATGTATTATGAAATGACAGGCACTGTGGTTGATAAAATTGTAACTATAATGGTCGCTGAAAATGGCGATGTGAAAGTCTATGAAAAGTCGAACAAACGTGACTATATTAAACTTCTTACAAAATATGTCGAAGAATTTGTCACATGTAAGCTCGGAGAGTATGGAGAAAGACGTTGATGTACTGCTGAAAGAGAAATTCCTTTGTCAGAATAAGTTTACAAGTGACATTGAGCAACTTGTATTGAATTCTGATCTCAATTATATTGAGGCAATAATTAGTTATTGTGAAGATAAGAATATAGAATTTGAGTCGGTATCAAAATTAATCACTAAGCCCCTTAAGGAGAAACTTAAGGCACAGGCTACAGAACTAAACTATCTTAAGAGAACATCTAGATCTAAATTACCAATATGATATTCTGGATTGGATTCATGTTAATGTTCCTCAATGAGGGGTTCGTTATGATGAGACATGTATCACCATTTTTTGCTCGTCAGAGAGA